GCAAGAAATTTTGATGCAATTATTAAAGAAGCTATTAATAGAGGATTTTTTGTTTATTTATCTCCATTTAATGCACCAATAAATTCTAAAATTAGAAATATTAGACCTTCAGAAAAATTAATTATTGAATACATAAGATACAATGTTTTAAGATGTGAAAGAGGAGTAAAAACTTTTAAAAAATATGGCATTAAATAAAACAAAATTACTTCCACATCAAAGAATGGAAATGCTGACACCAGCAAAGGTAGAAAGAGAATTTGGCGTACCATTAGAAACTTTATCTAACATGAGACAGATTACATTAGATACTGGAACTCAAAGAGGTCCTATGTTTTTTAAAGACGTAAACATTATATTTTACAGAAGAGAATGGATTGTTGATTACATTGATAGCAAAGTAATAAATTTTGCAACGGAAAGTCAGGAACATCAGGAACTTAAACAATTTAAGAAAACTTCATAACTTCATAGAACTAGCGTAACCTTACATATCAAATATTAATACATCGGAATATCAATCATTCCATGATATTAAAAAATAAAATTCAAGATCCTTTAGAAGATTTAAGATTAGATAGTTTTACAAAATTAAATGAACTTCTAAAAATAAACCATCATTCACCATCAGCATCAGGATTACCGCTAGGTTTTTACGTTTACTCAAGATTATTTTGCACTCAAGAAATGAGAAGAGATTTTGACGGTAATGCAAACATGGCAGCTGGAATAGCTGTAGGTGATGCAGTTCAATATCGTTATTCACATACGGTTTGGTCTTTTAATCCTAATCAAAAAAAACTAGCACCTCACAAACATATTAAATTATCACCAGAAGAAGCTATTGAAAAAGCAATGGAAAAATTTAAAGAATATGTTCCAGTCAATGACAAAGACAGAGATAAAAAAGAAAAATATTTAGAAACAATACCTCAAACAATACAACAAGCTTTTATAGTATTTGACCTACTTGGTGCAGACAAAGCATTTGAAGTTGTTGCAGAAGATAGCATCAATCATGTTGAAAAAAGACTTTCACTTCCAATCGTAGGAAGAACAGATCTTCATTTTAAGGATTTTAAAGGTGAAGAGCAATCTTCATCTGCGGATATTAGCTCCGTTCTTTCGGTCCTTGAATTGAAAACTACTTGGCAATCGCCAGGTAAGATTAAGAAGGATGGTACGAGATCATTTGCTTCGGCTCGTTTGCCATCCTTCCCAAGTAAGAACCATCTTAAACAATTAGGTTTCTATGCAGAGGTCAAACAACCATGCAATCCAAAATTAGTCTATGTAACAGCAGACAATTTTAAAGTTTTTACCAAAGAGAATTGTGCAGATCTTGAACCACAAAATTTACATAATTATTACGAGCTTTTAGTTAAAGATTGTATGCGAATTGAAAGGCTGCTTTCAAGACATATAGATTTAGATGAGCCAGATATGATCTTAAAAGAAATACTAAAAGATGTAGATCCAGACTTTGAAAGTTTCTACTGGAACATTGGTCAAGAATATTTATCTCGAGCAAAAAAACTATGGAGTTCAATATAAAATGTCATCAGAAAAAAAATCAATACAACTTGAAAGAAAGCAATGGAGAGAAAACAGTCTATTAAATGTCATGTCTATTAAAAAATTATCTAACGAAATTGATAAAATAATAAGCAATCAACCAGAAAAAAATATGGAGAAGAAAATGTCAGAGGATAAGTTAATAAAGTCTATTAATGATTTTAAGAAAAATATAAAAAGCACAACAATATCTATTCATGGAAAAGATTATGCAACTGTTGCACCAAGAGTAGCAATACTCCGAAGAAATTTAGGTAAAGATCTTGATATTAAAACTACATTATTACACCATGATGAAAAAAGAGTTGTCGTACAAGCTGACGCTTACATAGAAGGTTTACACGTATCATCAGGATTAGCAGAAGAATTTAGAGCTGCCTCAAGAATAAATAATACATCAGCATTAGAGAACTGCGAAAGTTCTGCAATAGGAAGATGTTGTGCTTTCCTAGCTATAACAAATGACAATATTGCATCAGCAGAAGAAGTTGATCAAGCAATAAATGTTCAAAACAAAATTGTTGAGAGTGAAAAGAAACTCACTTTAGCATTAGTCGAACTTGGTAAGGTTTCCCACATCGGCTCTTACACTTCTTGGATAAGTGATAATAAAAAATTAATGCAAGACTTAAAAGATTTAAGTCCAAAGTATTATGCAAACTTTTTATTACAATTTACCAAGATTAAAAACCAACTAGAAACTAAAGGAATAGTCAAAAATGGATGACCAAAAACCAGAACGAAAATCACTTGGAGTAATATTTCCAAATGACAATAAAGAAAATCCAAAGAGTTACGACATCAAAGGAACAATAACTTTACCTGATGGTCAAAAGTTTAGAATTGGTGGATATAAAGCTGCTGCTACTGGAGCTGGTAAACTACCTAAAGATGCACCTTACTATTGGATGCACAGAGTAGAACCACTTGAAGAAAATAATGTTGGTACTGCTTTTGATCCAGCAAGTTTGGAGACGTAAAAAATGGATACGGATAAATTTAAAAGCATAGCTTTGAATATGGAGACGTACAAAAAGCTTCGTGAAATGTCTGATAAGAAATTTGAAATGACAAAGTATGGCAAAGACAGCTTCATTTTTTATTGATCAGGCTTTTGAAGGTTTCAAAAAAAAACAAATTGAAAATGCAAAACGAAAAGCTTAATCAAATCCGTCAAGTTAAAGAGTTAGAGTATGGCTCATTCGAAAATAATATGACAAATATTGGTCGGATGTGGTCGTCTCTACTCGGCTTGAAAAATGACATTCCAGGTTTCATGGTAGCCAATATGTATGTAGCNGCCAAACTTATTAGGACCAATAAAAGTTTTAAAGAAGATAATTATACTGACGCAGCAAACTATCTGCACCAGGCGGAGTTAATGCAAAAGAAAAAAAATGACAGTAATAAAATTTCCTAACACACCAGCAAATCAAATGTCTGACACCGCCAAGTTAGCAATTGAAATGGAAAAAGAAAAACAAACAGTGGAAATATTTTTAAACTGGAGATTAAATCAAGATGACTGGGATCTGTATCATATAGCAGAAAGAGATTTAGAATTAGTAGCTATGTTTGGTGAAGTTATGAATTTAACTCCTCTTGTATCTTTAAGACTTAATACAAAACTTGCAGAGTTTATTTGCAAATTAAATATTCAACAAAATTTACCNAAAGCAAAAGATGACTAGAAAACCAGGAGATATTAATTATGAAAATTATGTAGGCTATCAAGCATTTAGTTCAGATATGCCAGTCCATCGTATCAATAAATCTAATTGGTACTTAAAATTTGAAAATAACATTCCATCTTTCTTTATTGGAGTTGAGAATATCTATCGTCAAATGCCGCCTCTTGCTTTTTTTGAAACAGCAGATCGAACAACAGTACACGATATGACTGGATGGAAAGAGCAAACAGAGAATTACTTTAATTTAACCATAGAGGAGATAAAATGCCAAACAGACATCGAACAGCTGAAGAACTTGCCTTTAATGCCACAGTTGGAAAAAATATAAAATATTTAAGAAAAGCAAGAAACTTAAATCAATCAAAAGTAGGAGCAGCATTATCTGTTAGCTTTCAACAAATCCAAAAATATGAAAAAGGAGCTAATGGAGTTAGTGCAATAAGACTTAAACAATTAGCAGAAAAATTTAACGTATCAATGGATGTCCTGGCTGATCCTAACATGATACCGCAATACATAGGATTTAGTCATGTCAAAAATAATTAAAACTACGCAAGGTCAAGCAGACTTTGTAATTAAAGAAGAATATCCAGATGAGAATGCAGCTATTGAAGGTAAACAGCCTACTACATCGGATGCTGAAGTATCAGATATTAAAATTGAAAATGTTAAATATAAATTAAAGGAGATTTTAAAAGATGAGTAATGACGGAAAGCTTTTAAGATTAGAAAAAAGACATAAAGGTTTAGCAAGAGTTACAGCTGCTATTAATGATCTTTATATATACGGTGTTTATGAAAGTAATTATCCAGCTTTAATGGACACACTAAACGAAGCTAAAGATGCTTGTAAGGATGAGTTAAGAGATACTCATGTTGAGATAGTATCAGTAACTAAAGCTAATGAGATAACTAAATTAACACCGAGTACAGAAGAGCAGCTCCAGNANTTGACNAATGACNAATAGTGGAATGTTTGAAGATCCAGAAAAAATAGAATACCTGGANAACCAAAATAAATTATTAAANCAAAAGCTAAAAGAAGCTGTATCTAAAATAAAAAGAATACAAGGCTTGGAAGAACATCACCTTAAAAATAATGGTGANTTNAGAGTTGAGAATAAAAAATTAGAAAAACAAATCTATACGCTAAAAAAAGATATTGAGATCTTGCGTGAAGGTAATGAGCATTTAGGCATATACCGTCAAAATTAAACCCACACACAGCCACAGAGACTGCAATTAAGCAGCCTCTATAACCTCTAGTATATATTAAGAAACGTATTTTTTAGGAAAAGATACAACATTAG